TCAGAATTATTGACACTGAAGAAAAATATGGTATACTAAAAATGAAATGCGAAACCGAACGTGGCATCAGAACTTTCGATGTCAGAAACAGGTATAGCGACATAAAAGTCTTATACGATAATCGAGTTCTTATTAGAGATTCAGATGACAACAGATATGAAATTCCAGATCATACCCGCTTGGATAAACACAGCAAGAAGTTACTCTATGCAGAACTTTGATAATAAAAAATAAATAATGGGAGGTTGAGAGAAATGAAGCTTGTATTGGCTATAGTTAACAACGAAGATTCTGCAATTGCGTCATCAGCATTGACTCAGGAAGGGTTTTTCGTGACCAAGTTATCCACAACTGGTGGCTTTTTAATGGTAGGAAACACAACCCTTCTTATAGGTACAATGGATGACAAGATTGACAAAATAAAGGAGATACTGTCAAAGTATTGTTCTACACGAAAACAGACGAATCCTTCGTACAGTTCACTCGGTAGGAATGTAAAAAACGACAGCCTCCCAGAAGACGTTACTGTAGGAGGAGCAACAATCTTTGTTTTGGGTGTGGAAGACTTTTCGAAATTATAGATGACAAACCGGGCAAATTGCCCGGTTTTTTTATACATAATATGGATTTGGCTTGAATAGTATTATCACCGTATCTATAAGTTACCTTTACAGTTAAGTAGTCATAAGTCAGCCTCCTTTTTGTAGAGTTCCTTAAAAGTTTTTCTATCAAGTCTGATTTATCTCCTTCCACCCAATCCGCTAGCCAAAGTCCTTTTGCGTTAGGGTTGTTTACAGTTTGAAAGTTATGCTTCGGGTGGTAATACAGCCTTCTGGCCTGTGGTGAGCCTGTTTTACTAATCTAACAGCTACTCCATTGGAATCGGACTCCACAGCTGCTTCTTCCAGCTTCTTTATGGCCATTGCGTCTAATTCTATCCTGATTTTCATTACATCAGCTCCAACCTTGTAAAATTTACAGACCCGTCTACGTTATAGCCTCTAGAAAATGCATAGATGCTTCTTACTATCTGGCCGTTGTTTATGACAGCTTCGCCTGCAATATTTTTACCTGGTGCAATATCCCCATTCATCAAAGCTACAGCTTGCAGTTGAATAAGCTGTCTTTCAGCATTCATAATCTGCTTGGCCTTTTCGAAATAGTTGCATTTGCCATCAAAAATGACAGTCTTTTTCGGACTGCCATCTTCATTTATTCCATCCTCAAATAGGATTGTGATGGGGGTGTTGCACATTGAATCAGGCACCAATTCTGGCCATTTCATCTGTTACACCCCCCGATAAGTTAAACCTGTTTGTCTAAGTACTCCGTATATACTGGCTGTTGTATATACCCCACATACTTGTAAGACTTTTGATGTATCCCACGTCATTGAAACACCGTTTATTGCATATGACGATAAAGGATTTTCTAAATAAATGCCGTATTGGTGTTTGAAATCCGCCTGGTCCACTACCGATTGTTTGACAAGCTCACGTTGGAAGTCCGTGAGCCTGTCGAATCCAAGACCTTTTATTCGGTTAAAAGTAAGGCTGTCTATGTGCCTTTCAGCATCTCTCAAAACACTTTCCAACTTTTCGGGACCAACAGCCTTATCGTTGCTTAAAACTTCATACTCTTCAAGGCTCACGTACATTTACATCACCCTTTTTTGTCTTTTTCAGGTTCTTTTTGTAATTTTTCTAGCTCTTTCTGTAGCTTTTCGTTAGCTTTTGTTAGTTTTTCAATCTCCCTTAACGCATTTTCATATTTAGTATAGGAGACTGTTTTACCGACTCCATGAGCTATCAATTTACCTTTACCATCGTAAATGTCATAGCCTAATGCAATATAAGTATCCTTTTCTCCTTCTGTAATCGTATATTGCCTATTAGCCCTTTTTGCATACACTCAACATCACCTCTTATTCTGCATCTGTGTTTATTGCTATGCCATCTTTGCGCGTATCTAGCACAAACAAATCTCCATATTTTCTATTCTGATACAGGTAACCGTCTCCCTGAGTATGTGTACCAGGAGCCCATAGTCTGATATAGGAGTGTTTATCACAAGCAATGACAGATGAAGGATGCACAAGTATCATATTGATTTGCTTAGCGTCTGCTGCTGGCTTGAAGCCATCCGTAAAGTCGTAGGATGTCTTGAGCCTACCGCTGGGCACTTCCACTATATTCACGTTATCCAAGCTTACAATTCTCCTATCAAGGCCACCAGCACTAGATACGTTGATTTGTCTCTGTACTGCATCAGCAGTTTTGAGTAGCTTATTAACGGATGGGGTCACATATAAAATTCTTCCGTCTACAGGAACCTCTTTATCCGTCATTTGCTCCATCCAATTATCAAAGACATCTAGAATATTAGACGCAGTTAATGCTGTAGTGTCCACCACTCCACCAAGGTCTACAAAATCAGCGTACAGCTTCGAGAACCTGTATACGTCCATCTCTGGAATGGCCTGCTCGGTAACAAAAGTATTTGTTATGTTTGCTGCAGCTACAACCTCATTTGACTCATCTACGTCCATGCTATCAACAAAGAACTCGATGTTTCTGTCAAAAGCCAGAGTCTTGGTCATCCATTTGTTCTCAACACTCTGCCTATTAAAACCACCTTGTCTACCGTGGTCCTTGTATCCTCCAACAATCACATAAGGTATTTTTATAGTGTTAGCGTTGACAAACTGTATCCTTTCTGTGGTTAGACCACTTGAAAGGGCCTCTCTAGTGTATTTTTGCTTTAGTTCTCTTTCGAAAGTAGTTGCATAATTAATTACATTTGCCATATTTACTTATCCCCTTTGTCTGTTATTTTTTATTTCCGAATATCTCGGCAAGTACATCATTGGTGGCTGGCTCTTGATGTTTACCACCTGTAGCTCCAACCTTAAACCCTTCACCTTGCTTACTGCTGTCAGACTTCCATTCCGGATGTCTTTTAAGTACGGACTTCAAAGCCTCCTTAATGTCTTCCTCGTCAACTTCTCCGTCCTTCTCGGCTGTGCGTAAAGCCAAATACACCGCATCCTCCACAACATCAGGCCTTATCCCATTTCTGAACGCTTCCAGCTGTGCACGTGCTAAAAGCAGTTCTTTATTTAGTCTTTCTAATTCAGGGTTAGGCAGTGGAGTTCCCTCTTCTTCCTCTACAGAGTCTTGAGTATTTTTCTGCTTCTGCTGCTGTTTTTGCAACTGTCTGGCAAATTTTCTACGTTCCCTCTCAAGCCTTTTTTCTATTATGGCATCCAACTCTTCCTGAGTTTTGGGAAGGTTGTCGTGTGAAGTGTTACCAGGTTCTGTGTTGTTGTCATCAGCATCCTGATCTGGTTCCTTTGCTTGATTAGGTTCGTCTGTTGCACCATCATCAGCGTTAGCAAAAAGCTGTAGGTTGATTTTTAACGGTTCAAAGTCTTTAAGCATCATTATTGCTCCTCCTTTTATAGCCTGTCGGCTTAATAGTTGTACCATGCAGTTTTACGCCATCAGCACGTTTGTAGGCATTAAAAAAGCACCCTGTTAAGAGTGCTTGAAAGTAAACTAATTATTGTATATTGAGAACCTACAACTGTAGGTACGGTAAAAACTACCCTATAGCGACCATATACGGGCGAAACGTAAGCGACCCATTATCCATCAGCCTGTATAGATGGGGGAATAATCGCTTTGTATTAAACTCATTACAACCTTCGGACAAGAACTCAATAAGGAAACGGTCATCCTTCTTTTCATACTTTATAATCCCATCACAAGTGTCGTTTTGCTCGAAACTATATCCGATTGTTACGAAATCCTCATTTTGTTCAAGTAACTTAACATACCAAATCATATATCTAATCTCCTTATTTTGGGTTTAATAATTCCGTATAGTTATATCTTTTATTCGCTCTATTATGTGCTTCTTGATAGCTATAGCCCCGTAACATCAGGGCTCGTTCTGCAATTTCATGTTTGAGAAGCACTATATCGCTCTCTTGTATATTCTTACCGTCAATTAGTCTTTGCCAAGACTGCGCTATGTGATAGTCAGCGTCAAAAAAGTCTAATTCATCTCTGCCCAAATCGTGTTTTTCCATAAACAAGTGACTTTTCACTTTGCTTATATTTTTAGGTTTATATCCTGTGTTTTCAGCAATTCGCAAAGTGTCCGTTTTCATCCTTCTTACAGCTTCGTAATACCTATTTGCATGTTCTGCTGCCTTTTTAGAGTAAGGATCTAATGCGCCTGTTACACGTTTTCTGTCACTTAGTGTACCATCGTCTGTAGTTTTGTCAACACTTATGTCATAAACTCTTTCTCTCCAATAGTCTCTTCTTAGAACATCGCTATGCTTATTAACAAACTCTCTAAGCTCCTTTTGCTTAGCTTTTATCTGGTCTTGATATAGTTTTTCATTCCCTGCTGATAAAGAGCCTGTATTAAGCCTTTTAAGCTTTCTGATTTCTCTCTCAAGCTTCCTTTGTTGCTGTTCCAGCTTGTAATTCTCGCCTGTTTTCTTAGGATCTAAGGCAGTAGGAAGCTTACTAACGCCCTCTATCCAGGTAGTGTGTGAGTGTCTGCAGTTGGGATGATACAATCCGCCCTTAATTGCCACAGACAGTAGTGGATACCATTTACCATTCTTGCGTTTCCCCATCTCTCCACTTCTTTCGCCCTCAAACACTCCCCAGACATCATCTATGTAAACCCTGCCTTGCCAAGGCAAACAGGTCTCAGAACAGGCTCCATATTGACTTACCAGGACTGTATCAATCCCCAATTCAGCCCGTTTTGCCGCTGCTCCGTTCAGATAGGACCTGGTAGCTGCAGTCCTTAGTGCCATTTGTACGTAATCGGCAATATTTACACGTCTGCCATCCTTATACTCGATACAATTAATTCCTGCATTCAGAAAATCTCTTGTTGCCATATCAATAGCCTGTGGTAATGTGGTGGCTCCTGCAGACATTGCAACCTCAGCCTTATAAAGTGTTCGCCTATAGACGTCATCCATGTATCTTAAGGCCGCTTTTTCTATGTTACTCTCTTTGGCTATTATCTCTTCAGTTAACTTGTCTACACGGTCCTTATTAACCCCAAAAAAGCTATCCTCTGTTACAGGGGGAGGAGTCTCATCATCTAATTCTTCTAGTTCATCCTCCGTATCCTGGTAACCTTCCTCAAATTGCTCCTTAAGCAGTTCTCGTATGTCCTTGCTTACTGTTCCGGTATAATGTCCCATGATCTGCCTGTTATCTTTGAAAAACCTACCAATTTCCCTTAACTAAAGTAGGGTGGGACTACATACCGAAAAACCCAGCGGACCATGTAACTCCTCCTGAAGATGATAAGAGAACCATCAAATACTGGTTGCAAGAAGAAGCAGATAAATTCTAGTAGCTGCATTATTATGGGAGAATGTAGACCTTGATAAAGGGATATTATATGTAAAGTATAATATGGTGCAAAAGGGAGAGAGCTAGTTTTAGACGATACTAAAACAGAAAGTAGTGAGGGTGCAGTAGCTATGACAGGGACATTAGTTACAGAGCTGAAAAAATTAAAAGAGAAGCAAGAAGAGCTTTCTAAGGTGACAAGTATAAAGTATAAGTTCGTGTGTAACTGGGAAAACGGAAGACCTCTAAGACCTTTGTACATCTAGCAAGTTTGTAAAAAGATACAAGCTACCTAAAATTACCTTCCATGGACTTAGGCATTTCCATGCTATATTACTGTATATCTCAGGAGCGTCAAGTAATGCCATCTCAAAGAGTTTAAGACCCTCTAGAGTGAGTTCTACGGATGATATTTATATACACGTAACAGAAGAAATACAAAACAAAACGGCTTCTATCTTTAAGCAAGCATTAGAAACCGTTATCAAATCTAACGTTCAAAAAGAGGCAAACTAAAGTAATTCATTAGGACGCTTTTTGGACGCTAGGAAAAATTTAGTTACCTCTTTAAGTCGCAAAAACCATTGTATTTGTTGGAGGCACCACCCAGATTTGAACTGGGGATAAAGGTTTTGCAGACCTCTGCCTTACCACTTGGCTATGGTGCCAAATAAAAAAACAGATTTTTTGGATCTGTTTTAAAAAGATGGAGCGGGTTACGAGATTTGAACTCGCGACTTTCACCTTGGCAAGGTGACACTCTACCGCTGAGTTAAACCCGCACCTGGTGCCCAGAAGCGGAATCGAACCACTGACACGAGGATTTTCAGTCCTCTGCTCTACCAACTGAGCTATCTGGGCAAAAATGGCGACCCGGAAGGGACTCGAACCCT